ACCTACAGGGAGCACCAAACTTTGACGGTAAGCAAAATGTTGTAACAGCAGTATCTTTTGAAACAGCTATAGTTGACGGAGAATACCAACAAGTTACAAACAACCATATATCAGTGGAATACAACCCCGAAAGTTTTACAGAATTCAGTAGTATCACAGAACAACAAGTAATAAGCTGGATAGAAGCACATCCAGCATATTCAAATATAAAAGCTAACCTAGATGCACTAATCCAAAATATGAAAGTACCAATGGATTACGGACTAGAAAAACCTTGGGAATAATATGGCAGTACCTGGAAGCGGACAGTTAAGCTTATTTTCTATAGCTAATGAAAAACTCAGCAATGACTACAACGACGGTGATGACGGGAGTGGACCATACAGTCTAAGAGATATCACCCAAGGAGGTGATCAGTATGGTCAGAGTGAGGATTATGATGATACAAATCAACAGAGTCCAAACCACCCTGATAATGTAGCTTCTTTTAGAATGGGTGAGTTTTATGCCTATGACCATGACTTTCAAGCTATACCCTGTAATAAAGCAATGGATGTTGTTTTTTTATTAGATTATACATATAGTATGAGCGATGATATGCAAACTTTAAAAACTAACGTAGCTGCTATATCAAATAAAGTTGCTTCAGAGTCTGGTGGTGATTACAGGTTAGCAGCAGTTTTGATTGATCAAACTGGAGGAGATGATGGTGGTACTCCTTCGTACTGGACAGGTAATAATACTGCTGTTTCTAACTTAGCTTCTGCAAACAAATATAATTCAGGAGAAGTGTGGTTAGCTGCTCTAGTTCCTTTTGCAAACGCAAATAAAACAGATTTTGATACAAAAATAGGGTATTTAGATGGATCTACTAACAGTTCTACAAGTATGTTAATAGGAAGTGGTGCTAACGGTCCAGAACCAAATGACACTGCAATTGACAGAGTATTAAACCATAGTCTAGCAGGAAGTTTTAGATCAGGAGTAACTAGAATGATTATACTTATAACAGACAACTCTCCGGATGGAGATGGAGATGATCAATTTCAGGGGGCTGAAGAAACTACTATAATGGGTACTTTGACTAATCAGGCGGTTGCTAATGTATGTACTATATCTGTTTTAGGAACAATACCTAATTTTAACAGTACTGATGGGTCTACAAATTTACATGATTTATACAACGCCTATGCAACGAATACTGGGGGCTTGACTAATTTTAGTGGGGATCCAAGTGACATTGTAGATTTTATAGAAGATATATGTGATGATATAGAAACTGGTTTTGCAACGTTTACATCACCCTCACTACCGAATACATTTATCGATTCAACTCCTGCCGGCACAGTCGGCGCTACTAGCCCTACTACTACTAATTTTACAGCTAAGTTTACTGTTACAGATATAAACAACAATGCAAGAAACTACTGGAAACCTTGGGCGACAAATTCAGCAGGAACTTCATATGGAGATCTTGAATCTGTTACCGCCAGCAAATGGACAGCAAATACTGAAGTCACTAGCACCACTACTGTAACCAGTAAAGGATTTGTATACAGTAACAGTTCAAATAACCTGACAACAGCAGGAACATCAGTAACAACAACTGGAGGGACTAATACGTACTCACAGGCAATAGAAAATAATCAAGGACTAGATTCTTTAGGATGGACATTTGCTAATGCTTCTTTTACACAAACCCCTATTGTATCATACTCTAACGGAACCGTAGGAAATGCCACGGGTTGTCAAACAGCTACGTACTTAGGGGCGAATAATACCACCGGTTTAAAAACACAGACAGTAACTGAAAATGGAGTATCATTACTGGAATCAAATACCTATAAAGTAAGGGGATGGTTTGAACAAAAGGACAACGGAGGGATTGTATATAGCTCAAACATAGCAACATTTACTGTACCGGCAACATACAATTTTACCTCGACTATGACTATTGCCAACTCTACAGCATACAGTACAACTGCTTATGGGTACAGTAATCGGTTTCCATTTTTTATGGGGTCCTTAAGTAATACTTCTTTTGACGGCAGCACAGTATCTGCACTATATTGGCACGACTCTTCTGTGGATTTTATGTACATATACTTTACAGGGACTAGACCTACATTTACTAATTTAGTTATAAACGGGACTAGCTTAGGAGCCTCAACATCTTGGACAACTATAGGGAGTGACGGATACCGGAAACCATTTTCATACAACATATTCGGACAATTCAGCGGAGGTTATGCAACCATACAAGCAACATACTAGTTGGTAGTTAAAGTTTTTTTTACTATATTTATATAAAGAACAATAAACTAAAGTTCAACACTTAATAAAATAAAATATGAATACTTACAATTGGGACTGTAAAACAGTAGATGTACATCCTTCTGAAGAAGGACAAACAAACGTTATATATAACGTACATTGGAGAGTAACGGCTACTTCTGATGCTTTAGACGCAAACGATAACGCATTTAATGCAACTAGCATTGGAACTCAAGCTTTACAATTTAACTCAGAAAGTGATTTTGTTGCTTTTGATGAGTTAACTCATGCTAATATTATCGAATGGGTACAAGCAGCAATGGGAGAAGAGCAAGTAACATCTCTAAAAGGAGGATTAGATTCACAAATCTCAGAACTACAAACCCCAACTTCAGTTACTTTAACAGTAGCAGACGGAGAATAAAAAAAATATTAAAAATAAGTTGCAGAACTAAATAATAGTTCTTATATTAATTAATATATATAATTTAATCGATTAATTTAAAGTTACAAAATGGCAAATCAAAAGTTATCAAAAGAAGAGTTAGGACAAATTGAAGAAATCCAAAAACGAGTTCAAGCAGTAAAAGTTGAACTAGGAAATGTAGGCCTAGCAGAAATAGATTTAAAAACTCGTAAAGCTAATATCGAGCAATACTTAACAGAAACACAAGAGCAAGAAGCTTCTGTAGTTAAGGAGTTAGAAGAGAAATACGGTAAAGGATCTATCGATTTACAGAACGGGGAATTCATTCCATCGGAAGAAGTAAAAGAAGAAGAAGTAGTTACTGAAGTAAAGTAGAATCTATTAATTCAGTAAGATTATTTAGAGGGGGAGGTTTTGTACCTTCCCTTCCTATTTATATACAAATAACTACCTGTACATTACGGGAACGGTTTACAAAATAAGCTGATATTTATAAAAGACATTTAAATAAACTTCATTAAACATGGCAGAAACAATTATCTCTCCAGGTGTATTCACAAGAGAAAATGACATTTCATTTATTCAACCAGCCCCTGTAACAGCAGGCGCTGCAATTATTGGACCAGCGGTAAAAGGACCGGTAGAAATTCCAACATTGGTTACCTCTTACGGTGACTATGTAAGAAAATTCGGTACTACTTTCACTTCAGGTTCAAACTCTTATGAATTCTTAACTTCTATAGCAGTTAAAAATTATTTTCAACAAGGCGGTAACTCAGTATTAGTATCTAGAGCTGTAACAGGATCATTTTCTTCTGCTGCATCAACTAAGATTACTAATAATACGACTTATGCACCAGGTGCAACAGCATCCGGTACTGCAACTGCTTTTGATCAAGCATTAGATGGTCAGCAGTACATAGTAGAAGCACCAAACGGGACTGAGTATAAATTTACAGCAATCGACGGAGAATTACCAGCAGACATTCCTGCAGCTAATCAATGGTATTTTGCTATAGGAGCAGATGCTGACGGAACGGTAGATAATTTAGAAGCTGAAATAACTAATGCTGGAATAGCAGTAATAGGAGGAGGAAATGCAACAGGTGATACTATACAATTAGACGGTAGAGTTCCAGGAACAGCAGCTAACGGTTACTTCTTAAGAGTAGGAGTTGGAACAGCAGTCCCAACAGATACTGCAGTACTTACTTTAGCAGGCGGTACAGTAACACCAACTGTCACTAGTGATTCATTTATACTAGCTACTATAGGTTCAGGAACAGTATATAATAATGCAACAGATACTAATACTATCCCAGAAAACTCAGATAACTCACTAGTTAGTGGTACCTCTGATAATATTAGATGGGAAATAAGTAATGTTAATACCGAACAAGGAACTTTTACAGTAAGCATCCGTCAAGGAGATGATAGTTTAAAAAATAAAGTTGTACTAGAGACATTTAATAATGTATCTCTAGATCCAAAATCTGCAAACTACATAGAGAGTGTAATAGGAAATCAACGTCAAGTACTATCAACAGACCAAGATGGTTCAAAATATATTAAAACAGAAGGAGAGTACGTTAATAAATCAAATTACGTTAGAGTTTCTTCAGTACCAGCACAGACATTAGATTACTTAGCAAATGACGGATTAACAGTTAACACAGATTCTCAAGGAGTTAGTTATGTAGCTTCACTTCCACTCGCACAATCTGGTTCATTCTTTGGAGCTACAGGAGCATTATTTAATCCTTTACAGACAGCAAATTTCTTCGGAAATATCAATGGAACTGATTCACAAGGACTAGTAGGAGGATGCTACTCAGATATCATTTCGGTATTAGAGAATAACGACGACTACGTATTTAATATCATATCAGCACCGGGACTAGCTTATAACTTAGCTGGACACTCTACACCAATAGACAGTATAATATCACTAGCTGAAACTAGAGGAGACTGTATAGCAGTAGTAGACTTAGTAGACTACTCAGTAACAGGAGAAACCGCAGTAACAACTCAAGCTTTAAACCTTAACAGCTCTTATGCTGCATCGTACTGGCCATGGTTACAGACTCAATCTGCAACAGGTAGAAACGAATGGATTCCAGCATCAGTTGTTATTCCAGGAGTATATGCTTTTACAGATAACAGTTCAGCACCTTGGTTTGCACCAGCAGGATTAGTAAGAGGTGGAATTACAGGAGTAATACAAGCTCAAAAGAGACTAACAAGAACTCAGAGAGATACACTATACTCTAAGAAAGTAAATCCAATCGCTTCTTTCCCAGGACAAGGAATATCAGTATTCGGTCAGAAAACGTTACAGACTAAAGCATCAGCATTAGACAGAGTAAACGTAAGAAGATTGTTAATTGAATTGAAAAAGTTTATTGGAGATGAATCAAGAAACTTAGTATTCGAACAAAATACATTAACAACTAGAAACAGATTCTTAGCTAAAGTAAATCCTTACTTAGAGTCGGTAGTACAAAGACAAGGTCTTTACGCTTACAGAGTAGTAATGGACGACACAAACAACACTGCAGACGTAGTAGATAGAAATCAATTAATAGGTCAAATCTTTATTCAACCAGCCAAAACTGCTGAATTTGTAGTACTAGACTTTACAATTGAGCCAACTGGTGCAACTTTTGCAGGATAAATTTAAATTAAGATATTTATAATAAACAATAAATAAAATGGCAGTATTAGATCCAAACGAAATTATGTTTAGAGCCTTCGAACCGAAGGTACAGAATAGATTCATCATGTACATGGACAACATTCCATCATTCATGATAAAAACAGTATCAGCTCCTTCGTTTGAAGATGGGGAAGTTGTACTAGACCACATCAACTCCTATCGTAAGATTAGAGGAAAGAGAATGTGGAATGATATGGATATGACATTATATGATCCAATTACACCTTCCGGAGCTCAAGCAGTAATGGAGTGGGCAAGACTATCTTACGAATCAGTAACAGGTCGTGCAGGGTATTCAGACTTCTACAAAAAAGATTTAACACTTAACGTTTTAGGTCCAGTAGGAGATGTAGTATCAGAATGGATTATTAAAGGTGCATTCATTAAAACTATGTCACAAGGAGACTTTGACTGGTCAGCACCTGAAGCAGTTGAATTATCAATGACAGTAGCAATGGATTATTGCGTACTTAATTACTAATACAAGCCTTAATATAAATAAAAGCTCGATTAATTTCGGGCTTTTGTTGTTTTAGAAAAGTATTCTTCGTATATTTATAGTAAGAACTAGTTTTAATTAATAAAATTTATGGAACAAACACAAAAATTCCCAACAGAGATAGTAGATCTACCTTCTATGGGTAAACTTTACCCAAAAGAATCGAAACTATCTAGCGGTACAATAGAGATGAAGTATATGACTGCTAAAGAAGAGGATATCTTAACTAACCAAAACTATATAGAAAAAGGGATAGTAATTGATAAACTACTTAAAGCACTTATAGTAGACAAAGGTATAAATTACAATGAGTTGCTAGTAGGAGATAAAAATGCTCTATTAATAGCAGCACGTATCTTAGGGTACGGTAAGGATTATGAGTTTACTTATAATGGTTCAACAGAAAAAGTTGACTTATCTTTATTAGATAATAAGAAATTGCATACAGATATTGAAAAAGCAACAGAAAACACTTTTAATTATACACTTCCTACTACCGGACATGTAATAACCTTTAAACTCCTATCACATGGAGATGAATCAGCAATAGATCAAGAAGTAAAAGGACTTAAAAAAATTAACAAAGAATCATCAGCTGAATTATCTACTAGGTTAAAACATATGATAACAGCCGTCAATGGTGAAGCAGAGAAAAAAACTGTTAGAGCATTCGTTGATAATCAGTTCTTAGCAAGAGACTCTAGAGCGTTTAGAAACTACCTTAGAGACTTTCAACCAGATGTAGACATGACATGCTACCCAGAGAATGGTCCAGAAGGGGGGATAGACATCCCAATTGGGGTTAATTTTCTTTGGCCTGACGCCGTCGTATAGGTTATCGGTATTTACGCAAATTCACGAAATAGTATTTCACGGTAAAGGAGGGTTTGATTATGATACGGTATATAATATGCCTATCTGGTTGAGAAACTTTACATTCCAGAAATTACAAGATCATTTTGAAAAGGAAAAAGAAGAATACGATAAAATAAATAAGAAATCCCAGACAATGAAAGGTGGTAAAATAAAGAAACCATCCTACAGTACAAAGGCTCGTAAATAACGCGAGCCTTTACTATTTATAATAAACTGATCATTTAAATGGCTACCGAACAACAACAGAATAACGCAAGACTTTTTGAAGCCAAGAAGTTAATAGAGGATATTAACAGGTTAAGAGGGCAAATGAACCAAGAGCCTCTACAGCTTGGTGATGCTGAAGCTGTTAGGAACATGCAATCACTGAGAAACGAGTTTAAACAACTCGCATCAGATATTGGAGACGTAGACAACTCTGCCTCAAATCTATTCCAACAAATGGTAGGAATAGCGAAAGAATTCGGGGCTGTAAACACTCCAGCTAAGCAACTAAAAAGTGCATTTCGAGGATTAGTAGATCAAGCTGCTAAGTTAAAGAATGATGAATTAGGGTTAGTAGATCTTAGAACTAGAGACTTAGAGAGTATACAGAAAAAACTAAGCTTACAAAACGAAGCAGCACGAATAGCGGCATCTCAATTTGAAGGGCAAAGAGCATCTTATGATGCAGCACTTGCTGCAAAAGAGCAAGAAGCAGCATTACAGTCACATATAAACTCCCTTAATGCTCAAGCTGCAGCGTTAGAAGAACAGGGTAACGACAACGGTGCTTTAGTAAAACTCGCCGCTGTAGAGAACTACGAGAAAGACTTAATAAGACTTAAAAGAAAGAGAATAGGTTTAGAATCTCAAGTAGAGGACGGTGCTGCAGCAGCATTTGCGTACTTAGATGATTCAGACGGAGCTTATAATAGAATAAATACAAAGGTAGCAGAAAGACTAGGGGTAGAGAAAGAAGTATCTAGATTGACAGGTGTAACAGGTGCATTAGTAGGAGGTACAGGAGCATTAATGGAAAGACTAGGTATGAGGTCTGGAATATTTCACGATGCTATGAAAGACTCTGCTGAAGAAATGCGTAAAATGGCTAAATCCACAGCAGAAGGAGGAAAATCATTTAATAAATTACAAATAGCAGCCAAAGGTTTTTCTGTTCTTGCTGAAGGATTTGCTGGAGCATTAAACGATCCAGCATCAGCAGGATTGGCAATAGTAACCTCTTTCTTGGAAGTTAACAAAGCACAAACCGACTTTATACGACTAACAGGTCAATCAGCAGCCTCACTCGGTGGAGTAAATACCGAAGTAGCTTCTATGACCGATTTGTTAAAAACAGCAGCAGAATTCACCAAACAGACCGGACTAAATGCAGCTGCTATATTTACACCAGAACAAGTAGGGCAAATAGCAGACGCTACAGAACAACTAGGTATTTCAGCAGAACAAGGAGTTAAGCTCGGAATGATAATGAAACAGACAGGTAAGTCTGCTAATGATATAGGAGATGCTATATTCCGTAACATAGATGCAGGAGTAGCGAACAAAGTAGTTTACGACGATGTATTAAGTGCTTCTAATGATATAGTAGCATCATCCGGTGGTAACGTAGAGGCATTAGGTAGAGCAGCATCAGCTGCTAGAAAACTGGGGTTAGATTTAAGTAAAGTAAATCAAATCGCTGACGGCTTATTAGATTTTGAAGCTTCTATAGAATCAGAATTAGAAGCTCAACTACTAACAGGTAAAAATATAAACCTTAACAAAGCAAGAGAACTAGCATTAAATAACGACCTTGAAGGAGTAGCAAAAGAATTAGAGAAAAACGGAGCTTCCGCAGCAGAATTTGCTAAAATGAACCGTATACAGCAACAAGCTTTAGCAAAAGCTATGGGAATGTCCAGGGATGAGCTGGGTAAGATGGTCCTGACAAAAGAAGCAATGGCTGATATGTCAGCTGATGAAGTAGCAAATGCTAGAGGAATGACGGTAGAACAATCCAAGCAAATGGATATTCAAGCTAAAATTAAAAAATCTATGGATAGGTTAGCTCAAGCCTTTGCTCCAATCTTAGAAGCAGTAGTGCCAATAGTAGAAGCATTATTAACAATAATTAGACCTATCGCTGCAGCAGTCGGATATCTTTTAAAGTTCAAAGCAGTATCTATTGCGTTAACAGCAGTACTAGGTACAATAGCCACTTTTTTTGCAGCAAAGAAAATAGCTAATTTTGTAGGTGTAGGAATAAAAGGATTTAATGCAATGCGTGCTTCGATATCTTCAATGGGCGGAGGACTGGAGTCCGTAAAAGGTCTGTTTGGAAAAGCAGGTAAAAGCATAACAGACTCATTTAGTAAAGGACTAGGAGATAAAACAAAAGTTGCTTTTGATAAAAGTATAAACCGATTTAGGGATCAAGCAACTGGTAAATTAGTATCTGCTGATAATGCAAAAAAATTAGGAGCTAAGATGCCTGATAGTTTGAAGAAAACTGGCGATAAGGTAGGGGATTTAGGAAAGAAAACAAAAGGCATAAAAGCAGATTCAGGAGCAGGCATCAGAGGATTTCTTAAAGGACTAGGAGATGGATTAGCATCTATCGGTAGACAGATAGGCGATGTTATCAAAGGTTCTATAGCTATAGGAGTAGCAGGATTAGCTTTAGGCGGTTCATTCGCACTTGCTTTAAAGATGGTTAAAGATGTAGATCCAACACAAATGCTTGCATTTGCTACTTCTATATCTATGTTTGGACTTACATTAGCGTTATTAGGTAAAATAGGAAAAGATGTAATTAAAGGTTCACTTGCAATGGCTATACTAGGTGTGGGACTAATACCAGCAGCATATGCTTTTAGCCTTCTTAAAGGAGTAGACGCTGGATCAATGTTCGCATTTGCAGGAGCATTATCTCTTTTAGGATTAGCAGCAGCAGGATTAGGATTCTTATTCCCTTATATAGCTATGGGTTCAGGAGCACTAGCCCTGCTTGGAGCAGCATTAATCCCTGCAGCTTATGGGTTCTCTCTATTGCAAGGAATAGATATGGATACTATATTAAGTTTTGCAAAAGGAGTAGGAGTTCTAGCGCTAACAACAGCATCACTTGGACTGATAGCACCTTTAATCTTAGCCGGTTCATTAGCATTAGCAGCACTAGGTATGGCATTAATTCCATTAAGTTATGGATTTAAAATGCTAGGAAGTACTCCTATAGAATCAATTGTAGGTAAGTTACAAGGATTAGCTTTATTAGCTCCACAGTTAATGTTAGTAGGAGCAGGACTAATGGGAATAGCAGCAGGCTTAGGAATGATAGCAATTTCAGGAATAGCAGCAATACCGGCTCTAGCCGCCTTATCTGCTTTTGCTTTAGTAGCATCACCATTAGCAGCACTTGGAGGACTATTTGGGGATGGGGAAGAAGAGGATAACTCAATGGCAGAAATATCATCAAAATTAGATACCCTGATATCAGTCGTATCAGCAGGTGGGAATGTATATCTAGACGGAGATAAAGTAGGAGAAGCACAAGTATTGGGAACATATAAACTTTCTTAACTTCTATTTATAATAAAATAAATTTAAATTAATAATTATGGCTAAAGGAATAATAGACAATCAACTACCTAATTCAACATTAGGACTTAAAGGAGCAACTCCTCCACAGAGAGCAGGAGCTAAAGGCAAATCTAGACTACATTACGAGTCTTCGATTAATAACAACCCAGCAATTGCACAGAGTCCATCAGGATTAGACCTCAACGGTGTAACACCTGATAAATACTCAGATAACCCTCCAGCATAAGCTTATGCCTATTATAAGGAACCTTAAAAAAGACTTTGACGAAGGTCGTATGGATTCACTCCGTTCTATATCTTTTGAAGATACGGGGACTAAGGCTCCTTATGTTACTAAGCCAATAGGTAGCACATCCAATCAGGTTACTAAAAGGATTGACGATCTTGCCCGTATGGGTCAAATGCTTATAGACAAACCAGGACTTGAACACCTAGCAAAGGAAGCATTACTAAAACAAGGAGAGATAACAGATAAGTTAAGAAGAAATAGTAAGTACAATACCGGTACAGATGTAGGCAACTTTCTTAGAAGGGCAACTGGAACAATCGAACACTTAGTTTTAGTTGCAGGGTCTACCCTAGCACAGATTCCTGTTAATGGAACTGGTACACATTTTGTTAGAGGATTTAAAAGAGATACATACTTACAGGAATCTACTGGATTTAAAACTCCTGTTGCCGGGTCTACTTACTCCCTTGAAGGTGAAAGCGTACCTATGTCAGAAGTTAATTCTAACTCAATACTTCCAAATAATACCACTGCATCCCCAGGGGATTTAGGGAAGTTAAACATAGGAATACAGGGAGAATTAAAGCCTAGTTACGGAGTAGCAGGTAAAGTAGTAGATAATTATAACTCTGTTAATACGTTTACAAATACGGTTACTGATTTAAATATAGAAAAAGCATCCGATGGGATAGCAATCACTAACCAGACAGAGTTAACAGAAAATACTACAGTATCTGAAGGAACGTTAGGAACATCTAATACAGATGTCCTAGGAACCCTAGAAGCGCCTTTTAAAAGAAGTAATTCATATAGTAACACTCGCCCCTTTACAGGAAATGACACACTTACAAATGCTAACAATGTACAAAACGGAGTAAGCATTTCTAAACCAGAAGATCTTACTAGAAACACAACACCTACCTCAGGAAGTTTAGGACAAACTAATAAGAACGTAACAGGAGATATACCTGAGCAAGTAACTTTAAGCAATTACCGTCCTAATGGTACTTATACTGAAACTGACACAGTTACAAATGTAAACAATGTTCGTAACGGAAACCCTACAAATAACCCTTCAGGAACAGGTGAATTTGATCAAACATTTGCTGTCCAAACAACTGCAGTAAAGGAACAATTAGGAGTAACTAATAAAGCGATAGGAGGAGATAAGTTTGAACAGAAAATAACAACCCAATATAATTCAGATAATACCTACACCAGTGGGTCAACATTAGATAATAGAATTAGTTCTACTGAAGGGACCCCAATAGTTAACCCTAGAATAGGTACACAAACAACTGCAGTAAAGGAACAATTTGGAGTATCAAATACTAATGTAAAAGGAGACACAACACCTTCTTTAAGTCCCGATATAAATAAGTTTAAATTAGATAAGAAAAAATCTAAATTAGACACACAGGGTAATATACTATTAACACAACCGCTAACAACCGGCAGTATAGTTAACATACCCCTAAGTGAAACTCCTGTTCCAGATGAGTATGTAGTTAATCAAATGTCTAAACAACTCTTTTCACCAGAAGATACCTATACAAAAAAAACTGCTAAAGAGCATATAGACATACTTAAACACGGGGATGGAAAAAATCCAAAAATAGCTAAGAGACTAAATTCTTCAAAGGATACTATTGCAGGAACATCAACTCCTATACCAAGCCAAGATGAACAGAAAAAAGCTGCATATAACCAAACAGTAGCATCAACTAAGGTAGAAGACTTTAGAGGGAAAGATGTATTTGGTGGTGGTATAAAAAATACATATTCTTTTGACTATAGTGCTATAAAAATTAACAAAGAAACAAGAGTAGGTTTAGGGAACCCCGGTAAAAGGTCAAGACTTAGAACATCGTATACAGCTTCAGACCCAGATACAGTAGATCAAATAAATAAATTAGATGTTAGTGAAAAACCTCTAGACGGAATAGATGAAAACAGAGACTTAATTCAATTAGAATTTCAAGTGATAACACCTGAAAAGACGTATTACCTAGCTTTTAGAGCATTTCTTGAAACATTTGATGATAGTTTTAATGCTTCATGGAACTCCAGTAAGTATTTAGGAAGAGCAGATAGTTTCTATACATATAACGGTTTTGAAAGATCTATTAATATAGGGTTTAAAATAGCAGCACAATCTAAAGAGGAAATGAAACCTCTTTATAAAAAAGCAGCAACGTTAGCTTCTGTAACAGCTCCTTCCTACGGTACAGGAGGTAGGTTTATGAGAGGTACTATAGCGAAAGTAACTGTAGGAGATTACATATACGAACAACCAGGTATAATAGAGTCAGTTCAGTATACTTGGCAAAAAGATTACCCTTGGGAAATATCTTTCCAAAACCCAGAAGGAGAAGGAGGGAAAGATCAGATACTACCTCATGTACTGGATGTATCTATATCATTTAAAGTTATACACGATTTCCTTCCTGAGGCAGGTGTTACACCATTTATTACAAACCACAGGCCTATTAAAGGAAATAAAGATATATACATTCCTTTAGAAGATAGAAAATTTATAGTACCAGAAACAGCAGCAGAAAAGAGGGAAAAATTAGCAAAAGAGGAAGCGGCAAAAAAAGAGGCAGCAGCACAAGCAAAAGCAGCATCAGAAGATAAAATTCTGGTGGATAATAACCTTGTGGGGCCTTTAGAAAATCCTAACTCTAGTAGAGAAACAACTACAAGTCCTTTTGATTTTGGAGGGTTCGGAATATAGGTGGATAGTTAAAATAAAATTCGTATATTGAATAGATGGGAAGAAGATTTAAAAAAATACCAGTAAGCAAATCAGCAAATGGAACAACATATAAAAGAAACGTTATATACCCAGAAATCCCTTTGAATGATAACGATGTATACGTATTAACTCAATATGGAGATAGGTACGATTCATTAGCACTTGAATTTTATAAAGACTCTGAACTATGGTGGATAATCTCTTCTGCAAATAATTATCAAAAAGGATCATTAAATATAACACCAGGAGTACAATTAAGAATTCCAGCAGATAAAACAGCAGCAATACAGTTATACGAAGAAGTTAATAAAAGTAGATAATGTCTAAAAAAGGAAAAGATAAGCCTCAAGGCCAACCTCAAGATGTTATAGGAGGAGGTATAGATAACAGCGTGGTAGAGCAACTTATTGCACGCGAAAAGCTAGTGTCTTCAACAAAAAGGGACAATAACCACCTACTTTTTTATAACAGTAACGGCGCATGGGCAAGGATAGTATCAAGTATAAATACAATAACTAAGGAAGAGACCGAGGCGTTGGCAACAGGTGAAAAAACCATTAACGATGTAGTAGGAAATAAAAATTTAGCTTACAATAACGTCATTATGGGCGGAACTGTTAAACAAGCTACTGCTCAACAACCTACATCTTTAGGAGGAGGAGTAAACCAGTCAAAACATAATCCAATAAATATTGACATGGATGGATATGCTTCTGCAGGTGATATAAAAGATAGTGCGTACCACAACTACGAAAGTTTAGGACATAGACCAACACCGGGGATTAACTCTGTCTCTGTTAAATCTAAAGGTACTTACGGTAGTTTAAGAGAAGCTGAAGTAAACGTAACTGTCTGGACATTAGAGGACTTAGAGATGATGCAAGCTTTATATCTCCGTCCTGGATTTACGATACTACTAGAATGGGGACATTCACTGCAGTTAGACAGTAAGTCTGGTGAAGTAGTAAAAGATATTCAATTCTACAGAAAATTCTTAAGAAATAAAGTACCGAAAAAAACAATACAAAATGATTTAAAGGAATTAACTTTTGATTCAAGTTACAACTACGACTCTATGTCTGGGTATATTTCAAATTTTAATTGGTCGTTTAGAGAAGATGGAGGATACGATTGTATGATAAAAATTATATCATCAGGTACAGTTTTAGAATCAATAGCAGTAACGTTTGATACATCGAATGTTTATCCGGTAAATGAGTTAGAAAGTTGGGAAGAAGATAAAGGAAAGAAAGAAAGAAGATCAATATACCATAAGTTATTTATAGAACTTGAACACTTAGTAGGAGATCCTAATTCAGCTGCACAGGAAATTAAGCAAAATATAGTAGAATTTGACGAGTCATTACAGGGCGTTCAAGTAGGAGTAGGTGTTGCACTTACAACAGGCAATACGGACTTACTAGTATCCGCTTCTGCAGTAGCAGCAGAAAATTTTGGTGAAATATTTACAGGAGATGATGAGAGAGCTAGAAGAGACTTAAACGATGTTGCAACATCAACAGGTCGAGCTTTACTCCAAGATCCGACATTCAAAGCAGAGTACGATAAGGTGATAGGAGGCGGTTATATGTTTTACAGAGGTACAAAATACAGTTGGACTAAAGAAAAACCACTATCTCAATACAACGAAGAAAAAGTTGTTCCTTACTTAAGAAAAAAGTTTGGCAAATACGGACTTAAGTTTACAGAAACAGGATGGGGGACTAATATGGTTAATATAACAGTAAAAGGCGACGCATCAAGATCTGAAGACTTTGATTTAAATACGACTACACCACAAGGATCAAGAAAAGAGACATATAACATAATGGACTATATAGTTGAAAATGGTAAATTACCCGGTAATTAAGAACATATGGCTAGTAAATATACAGAAGAATCATACAAGTATTTAAACACAACACCTAAAGCAGGTGGAGAGTTACCTTCTGGACAAAAACCTAATGCACTTTATATCGCTAAATACTTAAAATCACAAGGATACACGAAAGCAGGTACACAGGCTGTACTTGCTAATATTAAAAAAGAAAGTTATTTTAAACCAGCAATAGTTGAAAAGGGTGTAGGAGGTAATAGTGAAATAGGAGGTAAAGGAGGTATAGGATTAATTCAATGGACAGGGCAAGGTAAAAAACGTAGAGGAGAATTAGAAAGAGCAGCTAACCTAGACAAATCAGTTAGAGATAGTTTAGAATTCCAAACAAAGTACTTGGTTACAGAGGTAAAGGGAAAGAAAATTGCTGAAGTACTAAAATCAACACAAAACCCTGTAGAAGGAACATTAGAACTACTGTACCTTGACATTAGATCTCAATCTGCTATAAATGTAAAAAAAGCAATAAAAAACGGAACAACACCATCAAGCACAGACATAGAAAGAATTCAGAGAAGGGTTGATGCAACATGGGCAGTTCAAAGCATAGTAGATGAAGTTTTTGGAGAAACAGAAGAAGGTTCAACAACAACAACAACTCCAACTACGCAAGAAACACAAAACAACGCAAACAATTCAACTACTTCAACAAATGTAGCTAATCCGGATGAAGTAAATCAAAGGAGTAATGAGAAACAGAAATTAAAAACTCCTCCAGCAGAAGACCAGTTACCAATCTACACTAAAGACAGTTTTCTTAGAACCCAAGCACAACACTTAAAAAAGACTCTTAACGGATTTGTTGCTTTTAGGTTAGAGTCAATTGAGGAAAAAGATACGGGGACGTTTGACAACGATAATTTAAATGAATACTGGATACCATTGTACGTTGTTCTGGATATATACAATCAGTATGTAAGTATACTAGATGCAACAGCGGAGCCGGAGAAAGGAACAAATACTCCTGGTCGTAAATTAACAGAGTTTTACACAGGGTACCAAGATAAAGACGATACAAAAAAACAGTACGAAAAAGAATGTAAATTTCTTACTAACGAATTGCATTTTTCAATAGACCCTATGGTTTGTGTACTCCCTAGACCAGTGGAAAATCAAACAATCTACGACTCTAAGAAGCAAGTAGTACCCTGGACAAAAAATTGGGTCTTTAAAGATGAACAGTCTTATGCACCTGGACTTTTATATAAAAATGGCTTTCATAAAAATGTAATAGAGGCACTAGAAAGAGGATTAATGAGAGGAGAAACAGACGATATCTTAAATATACTTGTTTCCTGTCAACTACTCCAAGAAGAGTTAGATAAAATAGTAGAAAGTAATAAAGACTCAGATCAAAACGAAGGTAACGATATGGTATCGTTTATAAGAGTTATACTGAAGGCATTAAACGAGGCTTTAGGAGGTATTAACGATTTTGAAACTATATACGATGAACAGGACGATATGTTTTACATAGTCGATAGAAAAGTAACTCCTGCGTTACGTAACATACTGCCGACAATAAGCTTAACAGGAGTTAGATCAACCATTACTAAACTAAGTATATCCAGCAAAATCAGCTCAAAGATCGGAAGTATGATCTCAATTGCTGCACAGGGTACTGGAGGACATACCAAAGATAATATAGCACCACTGTTAGAATGGAACAGAGGACTCTTAGATAGACATATTATTCATAAAGCTCAGAAGAATACAGATGATAACGGGCAAGTAAAAGAAAACAGAGAGACTCCTGAAGATGAGAGATTAAAAAAATGGACTTTAGCATATTTTAACTACTGGGAAGAACTTAATGGTAATGCAGGAATTTTCAATGACAATGGAGACTACGATCGAGCTGCAGTTTCCAATATTAAAGGATACCATAAAGAATGGTGCCAGAAATGGGTTGTTGAAAAAAGAAGTAAAGATAAAGAAAACCCTTTACCAGCACCTGGGGTTATTCCTGTAGAACTATCGTTTACCACTATGGGTATAGGAGGATTGAAAATTGGTCAAGCATTCTTAGTGGAAGAAGGGGTACTACCCTTCCAATACTCAGAAAATTTTGGGTTTATTATAACGGGATTGTCACACAATATAGCAGAAGGAAAATGGACAACAGATGTCAAAACGCAGTTTTATTCAACTAGACCACCCACAGCAGAAGAAATAGCTTTTTTTAACGAGAAACATAGCACTAAATCAGCACCGTATAGAAACAACCCTTCAGCAGACCCAGCATCAGGAGGAAATTCAGGAAGTGTTACTACTGCTGGAGCAGTATTAGGAGAACAAGGTGAAATTGTAGTTGCAGACGGAGAAGATCCTGCACCAATAATTAACCCAAATAAACTCGGTAGTAGGAAACCTTACTCTTCAAAAGGAATGGCACCGGTAATTGCAAGTAAGCCACTAGTTAAAGCATGGGGAAGTAAAGCAAGGTCGTACAGCAAATCTGATGTAATAAAAGGAGCAGCTGACGGAATATTTGCCCCTATCGGTGGACCAGGAACTCCAGGAGCAGATTGGAGTTCAGGAGCATCATCTAACGTTAACGGGTCATACTATCTTGAAACAAAAGCAGCATCTCAATTTGTAGCATGGTACAACGAAATGGTAACAGCAGGAATAAAGTTTAGAGTCTCTTCTGCTTTAAGATTTGGTAGCAATGTTGGTGGAGGAGTACACGGATACGGAATTGCAGTAGATTTCGCAACTCTTTACCGTTTAGTAGGAGGATCAACAACTGCTGTACCGAATAAGAATGCAAGAATACAGCAACCAGTATGGAAACAAATGGCTGAAATAGGAGCAAAATACGGTTGGTATAACCCTTGGAGGCTGTCTGACGGTAGGAGTATGGAGGAAGTATGGCATTTCGAATACTATGGACCAGCATAAAACTATAAACAAATGTATTTACCTAAATCACAATATAAACTAACTAAAGTTAAAGACATTCCCAACGTAAAGGATGTAGTTGACCGTCTAGGAAACTTTATTAATTCAAACAAGCAAGTAGTATTAACTTCCTTTGGCACTATGTTTGATAAAGCAGGTATTGATTTCGACAAAGGAGATTTTTCTAAAGCACTAGAACTATTTTCAACAGGAACACCAGAAGAAGCTGAATCAAGAGACCAGCCTGGGTACGAATCTGATAAAGATACCCCAGAATTAAACTCATCAGGAAAAACAGTTTCTTTAAAATTGCCACCGACTACAGCTGACAAAAAGAAGGGCATAATGCAAAGATGTTTTTACTACAATAAGTGTACTGGAAAAGCATTAGAAATATCAAAAGTACAGCTCAATAATTTATCTATGGACAAGGACCTATGTACTGAATTAGCGATAGCAGAATGGTATATTAAAGGTTCCGCTAAAGATAGAACCGTAAATGGGTACTTTTTAGAAGGGCTAGAGACTGTAAATAACAGAACTATACAGCAAATTAAAAAAACCATTCCGGTAATAGAGGGGCTGATTAAAAGTCCCCTTGAGTACGTAGAAGATACCTTTATACCATCATCTATAGAATATAAATCTCAGATTAAAGATATTATTATACCTTCACCGGGAAAAGAGTTGTAGATACGAAATATTTTCGTATATTATAATAAAGGTTACAAACAAGTGTTTTATATATTAGAATCAAAAGATCAAATCGACCGGTTAGAAAGTCAAACTAATTCCCCTCTATACGTAGATGTAGTTAGTACCAACTTCTATTACCACTCTAAATTAACTTCCACAGTAGGAGTGTATGTTAGAGTTGTAGGAGATAAGCAAGGGTACTTTGTTCCTATATCTCATGAGGATGGACTTAATGTAGATAAAGAACGTATCTACAACATTCTAAATAAAGCACAAACACTTTATACATTAAATAAGAAAACACTTCTCTACTACTTTAATCTACAGAGAGCTATAGATATATCTTTAGTATATTCTATGAATAATTACAAAAGGTTAGAGTACTCTACTTCAAATACAACTATCGACTGGTACTACCGTACACATAGTGAGAAGAATAACATAAATAGAATAATCCCTATAGTCAAACTCTACGAGAGATGTGAGAATATATTTAATCAGATAGAACAACACCTACAACTTCCAATACCAGACGGCTTTGACTTTTATAATAATACAACCACAAATGTATTTTACCTATTGGAGCAGAACGGTGTAGGAATTGTATACGATGGATTTAATGAATTATTTAAACCTAAAAATCCACTTTATAATACAGAAGATAATACTGTTTATACCGAATACAACCTATACAATAGTACCTCCAGGCCGACAAATACTTTTAATTCTGTTAATTTTGCAGCAATTCCTAAAACACCCGAACATAGACAGTGTTTTAAACCGCAGAATGACTTCTTTGTAGAATTCGACTTCGACGGGTACCACTTAAGACTATTAGCTGAACAGTTAGATTACCCCTTAACTAATGAATCTGCTCATAAACAGTTAGCTAAACAGTATTTCGGTAAGCAGGATATATCCGAAGAAGAGTACAATAGAGCAAAACAGATTAATTTTCATGCTATATACGGGAAGATACCAGAAGAACATAAAAATCTTAAAATATTTAAAGAAGTACAGGAATATATAGATGCAATGTGGAAGCTATATATTGAAACAGGGCAAGTACATAACCCACAATCTGGAAAAGCATTTACTAATAAACTCCAGGATATGAACCCAGCTAAGCTAATGAATTATATGATGCAATCGTTGGAAACCTCAAATAATATCACTATATTAAAAGATATACTAAAATATCTCAGAGATAAAAAGACATTTATTACGTTATATACCTACGATGCAATTTTATTTGACTTTAGTAAAGAAGACGGTAAAGATACTCTCTCAGAGATACAAACAATAATGGAAAAACAAGGGAAATACCCTGTAAAATTTAAATACAGCACAAATTTAGTGTTATAAAACAGAACAACTATTTATATATGATAACAAATCTAACATTACCACGGTTCGACTACGATATTGAACCTATTTTTACCAGCGACGATATGAGTAATAAGTTGTTTTGCACCTTTTCTACAGAAGAAGGACTTGAAGAAGTATTAACTTCTATTCAAGAGAGATATAAAATTATATATAATAAAATATTTGTACTTTATTCTAAAAGTCAAGATGAGTATATGTGTACATATAACGTAGACTTTGGAAATGTAGGAGCTTTTATAGACAATACTATACTAGTACATAGAAAAAAAGAAACAAATACCCTATACACAATAAATGCACTTAATACACTAATTAAGGATCTTAATGGAGGTGTATTGGATACAAGTTATAGAATAAACTGGCCTGATTACCGTAATTGCGTACTACTTACTAAAGGTCCAGAATTAAAGAGAGTTAATACAAAGTTATATAAAATTATTGAGCTTTAGTTGGCGCTTTAATTTATTATTCTTATATTACTAATAAGTTATAATTTTAAAATCAGTTATATGGATATCAATGCGATCAGAGCGAAACTAGATGCTCTAAACTCTAATGGTCAGGAGAGAGAAAAAACAGACTACACTAAAATCTTTTGGAAACCGGAATTAGGTAAACAAACAGTACGTATTGTACCGTCTGCTTCTGACCCAAGCTTTCCTTTTAAAGAACTTAAGTTTCATTACGGAATTGGTAAATTTCCAATGGTAGCACTTTCCAATTTTGGTAAGCAGGATCCAATTGAGGAGTTTGTTAAAGAGTTAAGGAAGACAAGCGATAAGGACAACTGGTCATTATCAGGCAAGATCTCACCTAAAACTCGTGTATTTGCACCAGTTATAGTAAGAGGAGAAGAAGATAAAGGAGTTAGATTATGGGGATTCGGAGTTACAATCTATAAAGCATTACTTGCTTTAGCAGAAGACGAAGATATTGGAGACTTTACCGATGTTATTAACGGATGGGATATGGTAGTTGAACAACAAAAAGGAAACCCTTACCCTGAGACAACAGTAAGGATTAAACCTAAACAAACACCACTATCAGATAATAATGAATTAGTTGATACTTGGTTAAAAGATCAACCAAATCCTGTAGAAGTACATACACAGTACGACTACGACTTTATAAAAAAGAAATTACAATTATATTTAGATCCTAATGCAGTAGAAGAGACAAACAATACTGAAACTAAAGAAGGAGATAAACTGCCAGAAAGCTTAGGTCAACAGAAAACGGACTTTACTTTGGAAACAGCTACGGCTGGCAACAAAGACACAGTTAGTAAATTTGATGACTTATTCAACGAGTAAATATGGCAAAACAGAGAAAAGAAGTAAAAGCAGCCGCATCAGCGGCAGTAAAGAAGGGCTTTAATTTAGGTAATTTTAAGAAGAAGAAGGGTTTTTCTAACGCATCTGTAAAGTTTAAAGAGCAAGGATGGATTCCACTATCGAAGGCATTCCAAGATATAACTTCTCTTCCAGGTATCCCTACAGGGCATATTACCCTATTAAGAGGTCATAGTGATACAGGAAAAACAACTGCTCTACTAGAAGCTGCAGTAAATGCACAAAAGCAAGGAGTACTTCCAGTATTTATTATTTCAGAGATGAAATGGTCATGGGAACATGCTAAAGAGATGGGACTTGAGTTTACAGAAGTATTAGATGAAAACGGAAAAGTAACAGATTACGAAGGTTTCTTCCTATATGCGGATAGAGGTACTTTAAATACTATTGAAGAAGTTGCTGTACATATGGCTGACTTAATCGATGAGCAAACAAAAGGTAACTTACCTCATGATATGTGCTTCTTCTGGGATTCAATCGGTTCTATCCCTTGCGATCTATCAGTACGTTCTAATAAGAATAATAATGAATGGAATGCAGGAGCAATGTCAACTCAATTCGGTAATAATCTTAACCAAAAGATATTATTATCTAGGAAAGAGAACTCACCTTACACAAATACGCTAGTAGCTATTAATAAGGTATGGACAATGAAACCTGAACACCCAATGGGTCAACCTAAATTACAGAACAAAGGAGGAATGTCTATGTGGTACGATGCTACGTTGGTTGTAACCTTTGGTAATATTACTAACCCAGGTACCTCTAAAATTAAAGCTGTAAAGAACGGACTTCAAGTGGAATTTGCTAAAAGAACTAACATTCAGATAGAGAAAAACCACATTGGGGGAGTACAGTCAAGAGGAAGGGTAGTTATGACCTCTCACGGTTTTATAGAAGACGATAAAAAGGCAATTGATAAATATAGAGATGCACATAAAGAGCATTGGCTAAAGCTAGTAGGTAGTATAGATTTCGACTTAATCGAAGAAGGAGACTTAGAAGAAGAAACTATAACTCCAAATATACTAGATTAATGGCTAAATATGATCAATTACTAGACGGCCTAAAAGAACGCCCTCCCAGAGAGTTGAACGATCACATCCTTGTGATTGATGCTATGAATATGTTAATTCGTAGCTTTTCATTACTCAAAGCAATGAATCCATCAGGCCATCATATTGGCGGCCTGGTTGGTTTTATGCGATCACTAGGGTTTGTAACAAGAACCTTTGATCCAACAAGAGTAATAATAGTATGGGACGGTAAAGGAGGGTCAGCAAATAGGAAAAATATAGATCCTAATTACAAAGCACAGCGGGCAACATCAAGAATAACCCATTGGGGTTTATATGATTCTAAAGCAGAAGAACAAGAAGCTCTTATAGGACAGTTATTTAGGACACAAGATTACCTTGAATGTCTACCAGTACAGCAAATTAGTATGGAAAAACTAGAAGCTGACGATGTAATAGCATACATAGCAAAAAGAGCATCAGTATCTAAAGTTAAAAAATGTACTATAGTATCGTCTGATAAGGATTTCTTGCAGTTAGTAGATGATACAGTTGAAGTATATGCTCCTATTAAGAAGAAAGTGTTTACTGAAGGTAATATATTCGACGAATTGAAGGTACTACCTGAAAATTATAACGTTGTCAAAGCGTTACTGGGAGATAACTCAGATAATTTAGCAGGCGTTAAAGGATTAGGGATAAAGACTATAATATCAGAGTTTCCTGAGTTGGTAGATAAACCAAATATGACTTTACAATACGTTTACGATGTATGTGCAGCTAAATTAGAGGAAAAGAAATTTAAAAAGATCTTCCCTAAGATTATAACGGAATGGGATCGTGTAGAAACTAATTTTAAATTAATGGATTTACATGTGACTTCGTTGGATAGTAAGGAAAAAGATCATATATTAGATATAATAAAGAGTGACATTCCCAATCTACAATCAGGGGCATTTCTACATCTTTTAGATCAAGATAAGATCGAAGGGATTACTAAGAATACTGAAGGTTGGTTAGAGAACTTTAGAGGTTTAACGGTTTTAAAAAAATAAGGGTATGACATTAAAAGCATTGAATCAGTATGGAAAAGGTTTCCAGCTGAAGGTATTGGGCTCATTGCTAACGGATAAAAGCTTCCTTCTAAATGTACGAGATGTACTGCAAGAAGAGTACTTTGACTCAGACGCACACAAGTGGATTATAAATCAGTTAGTTAATTACTTTGATAAGTATCATACTACTGTTACTATGGATGTACTTAAGGTTGAATTACAGAAAATCGATAACGATATTCTTAAAGTAGCATTAAAAGAAGAGTTACGTAATTCCTACGAAGCATCTCAAGATGATTTAGATTATGTACAGGAAGAATTTACAACTTTCTGTAAGAATCAAGAAATGAAACAAGCGATTCTTAATTCTACCGATCTATTAAAAGCAGGAGATTTTGATGGTATTAGGAATACTATAGAAACAGCTATGAAAGCTGGAATGGATAAGAATATTGGACACGAATACAATAAAGATGTAGAATCAAGGTATAGGACAGATTATAGACCTACAATTCCAACTCCTTGGGCACAGCTAAATGAAGGAATTCAAGGAGGATTCGGTCCTGGAGATTTAGCTATCGTCTTTGGTAACCCGGGTGGAGGTAAAAGTTGGACCTGTGTTGCAATGGCAGCACATGCTGTTAAAATGGGATATAAAGTTAACTACTATACTTTAGAATTAGGTGAAGACTATGTAGGAAAACGTTTCGACTGCTACTTTACAGGATACTCTATTGACGAGGTTAACAACCACAGAAAAGAAGTGCAGAAAGTAGTAGATAACTTAAAAGGTAAGTTGATAGTTAAAGAATACGCACCAAAAGGAGCTACAGTCAATACAATTAAGTCCCATATACAAAAGTGTATAGATATGGAACATAAACCAGATTTAGTTGTTATCGATTACGTTGATTACTTGAGAGCACCATCTAAAGGTAAATTCTCAGAACGTAAAGACGAAATAGATGATGTATTCATCGCTACTAAGGGGTTAGCTAAAGAACTTAAGATACCGGTTATAACACCTTCTCAAGTAAATAGAATGGGTGCTAAAGATTCGGTCATCGAAGGAGATAAAGCTGCTGGTTCGTATGATAAAATGATGGTAGCAGATATGTGCTTTTCTTTATCCAGAATGAAAGAAGATAAAGTACTCGGTACCGGTAGGTGGCATGTTATGAAAAATAGATACGGTCAAGACGGTATGACTTATAACCTTAAAATGGATACTAATAACGGTCATATCGAATTCGAGGGTAAAGCTGATATAGATGAGCACTTAAATTCCGGCGATGGTCCAACATTTACATTATCCAGAGAAAAAATGTCAGAACTTTTTGACAAAAAGTAAAATATATATGCTATTTATGGAAACATCTCCAATAGCATCTATAGCTTACTCTGGAGATTTTTTTTGTCTAATTAATTAATTAAAAAATATGAGTTTACTCGACGAACGCATTGTCTACAAACCTTTCGAATACCCAAAAGCATATGATTTTTGGCTTAAACAACAACAAGCTCACTGGCTACATACAGAAGTACCAATGTCACAAGATGTGACAGACTGGGCGAGTAATTTAAAAGATCACGAAAAAAATGTGATTGGAGGAATCTTAAAAGGATTTGCTCAAACAGAAACTATAGTAAATGATTACTGGTCTACTTTAGTAACTAAGTGGTTTAGAAAACCGGAAATTATTATGATGGGTACAACACTAGGTTCTAGTGAAACTATTCATGCAGAAGCATACTCCCTATTGAACGAACAATTAGGATTAGACAACTTTGCTGAGTTTTTAGAAGATGAAGCAACTATGGCTAAGATTGAAAGTCTGATGGAAGTGAGAGACGGTCATGATGGTTCTCCTAATTGGCACGATAGAGCAAAGTCTCTAGCTATATTTTCTGCTTTTACCGAAGGGGTAAATCTATTTAGTTCTTTTGCAGTACTTCTTTCATTTAAAATGAGAAATAAGCTTAAAGGAGTAGGGCAGATAGTTGAATGGTCAGTAAGAGATGAAAGCTTACATTCTGATGCTGGATGCTGGCTATTCAGAACACTTATGGAAGAACATCCAGAATTCAAAACACCAGAATTAATAGCAGATATTGAATCAGCTGCTAAAGATGCTTTGAAGTTAGAATTCGATTTCATTGATAAGATATTTGAGATGGGAGATTTAGAGAACTTAAAGAAAGACGAATTAAAGAACTTTATTCGCCATAGAGTGAATACTAAAATGGGAGATTTAGGTTTAAAGCCTATTGTTCCTTCTGAGGAAATAGATAAGGGTGCTCTAAAAACAATGAAATGGTTTGACGCAGTAATTGCAGGTAAACAGCATACAGATTTCTTTGCGAACAGAGTAACAAACTACGCCAAAGGGCATATGGAATGGGATGCAGCAACAATGTTTTAATAAAATAATTTATGAGTATAGTAGTAGATACTTCCAAATGGGAAGCAGGTAAAGATTATCCAGAGTGGATGAACGAAGTATCATTGGCAACAATATCAAAAGGATATTTGCTGACAGATGAAACACCTAAAAAAGCATATAAAAGAGTAGCAGATACAATTGCAAAAAGACTGGATAGACCAGATCTAGCTAATAAGTTTTTCCGCTATATGTGGAAAGGATGGCTAAATTTAGCTTCCCCTGTACTTTCTAACACCGGAACCGACCGAGGATTACCCATCTCATGTTTTGGAATTGATACGCCCGATTCAATTCGAGGTATTGGTCTCACCAATGCCGAACTAATGAGACTTACCTCCCTTGGCGGCGGTGTTGGTATAGGGTTATCCCGTATTAGAGGTAGAGGAGTAGAAATAGGAAACGGAGATATGGGCCAATCAGAAGGAGTAATACCGTGGTCTAAAATTTACGATTCAACAATACTAGCGACTAATCAAGGAGCAGTTAGAAGAGGAGCAGCGTCAGTAAACCTGGATATTAACCACCCGGATATTAAAGAATTTTTACAAATACGTAGACCTAAAGGAGATCCTAATAGACAGTGTCTAAACCTACACCAATGCGTCGTAGTGGATGATGACTTTATGCAAAAACTAGAGCGGAGAGACCCTGAGGCTATGGATACATGGGTAACAATCCTGAAATCTAGAGTTGAGACTGGAGAGCCATATATAATGTTTAAAGACAATGTAAATAATGACAATCCACCAGCCTATGTTAAAAATAACTTAGATGTAAGCATGACTAATATATGCTCAGAGATAACTCTACATACAGATGAAGAACATAGCTTCATTTGCTGCTTATCTTCAGTTAATTTAACAAAATGGCATGAATGGAAAAACTCAGATTTAATTGAGACATCGATATACTTTTTAGACGGAGTTTTAGAAGAATTTCTAGCTAAGACTTCTGGAAGAGACTCCCTTATTAGAGCTCATAGATCAGCAAAAAAAGGTAGAGCTATTGGACTAGGAGTACTAGGATGGCATACATTATTACAGAATGAAAGAATACCATTTTCATCTATAGCAGCAACATCATACACACATCAGATTTTTTCTCAAATTAAAAATCAAGCAGAAGCAGCATCAAGAAAGTTAGCAGATGAGTACGGAGAGCCACTTTGGTGTAAAGGTACAGGTATGAGAAATACTCACTTAATGGCTATAGCACCGACTGTATCTAATAGTACAATTTCAGGAGGAGTATCAGCCGGCATAGAACCAATACCAGCTAATGTATATACTTTTAATTCAGCAAAAGGAACGTTTATACGAAAAAACTCGGCACTAGAAAGCTACTTTGAAGAAAGAGGGTGTAATACAGAGGAAGTATGGGATTCCATTATGAAAGATAGAGGGTCTGTAGCAAACCTACCAGAAGACATTATGCCTTTAGAGGATAAGCCTATCTTTCTAACTTTTGCAGAGGTAAATCAATTAGCATTAGTGGAACAAGCAGCAGTTAGACAGAAGTATATTGATCAGACACAGTCGTTAAATCTAGCTTTTGATCCAACCGATTCACCTAAATTTATTAACCTAGTACACCAGACAGCTTGGAAATTGGGAATTAAGACACTATATTACCTTAGAACTGATTCAGTAATTAATGGAGATATAGGTTCTAGGACATCTGAAGATTGTCTTAGCTGTGATGGATAAAAATTAGAATATGTTATACACAATAGTGATAGGAACCCTCTTAGTAATACTAGGAGGAGTTTCTTACCGTTTTAAAAAGAAAGTAAGACTATTACAAGAGCAATTTGAGAAAGAGAGAGCAGAAATTAGGAGGGATGCTAAGAAGAGATCAGGAGCAGTACAGTGGGGAAAAACGATAGAGCATTTCGTTCCATTTATGCCCGGTTTCCCTGTCCCTCCTGAAGACTGTACGTTCTTAGGTATGCCAATTGATTATGTTGCCTTTAAAGATACCGGCAGCAAGACTAAATGCTCAATTCACTTCGTAGAGGTAAAAAGCGGTAGTGCGTTTCTTATGGGTAAGCAGAAGAATATTAAGAAGGCAATCGAGGAAGGAAGAGTACATTGGCATGAAATAACAGTAGATGGAAACACTGTAAAATAGTTGTTTAAATGCTTTATTTTTCTTATATTATTATATAATCATAAATCAAAGTTATATGTCAAAAAATTCATCAAAACAACTCTATACACAAACAGTAGAGTGGTTAAAAACAAGAGGAGTAAAAACTTTAAACACCTCAGGAAAAAAATCAAGATTTAATACCTATAAAGAAAGAGGAAGAAAATGAAAAAAGTAATTAAATTTTATGCAGATTGGTGCGGACCATGTAAGGTATACGCTAAAACCTTTGATAAAGTATCTGAGGAACTAAAAGATGAGTACGACTTTGTTAATATAAATGTTGAAAAAGATACAACAGGATTAGCAGCAGAATATAAAGTGAATGGTATACCAACAACTGTTGTTATAGACGGAGACAATGTAAAGTCAGAACCCGGTAGAATGGATGAAAAGAAGTTAAAAGCATTTATAGGTAGTGAATAGAAATGTAGTTATAGCGTTTATACTCTTTATGATAGCCCAAGGAATGATATGGTACCAGACTAACTCTCAGTTCTTTAGTAACTGGGTTAAGGAAAGACCACTGCTTATGGCTTGTTTAGGGATACCTATTAGTTACATTTTAATTTATGCTTCAAGATATGTCGTAGCAGGATTTAATGGATTATTATGGCCTGGTAGATTAATAGGATTTTCTACAGGTATGATAATAATGGCGATACTGACTTACGTACATTTAGGAGAAGGCATTACAATGAAAACAGGAATTACACTACTACTAGCATTTATAATAGTAATGGTACAGTTATATTGGAAATAAATAATAAATTTAAGTTATGTTAAGAAGACCAGATTCTATCCCCGCTGGGGACACAATTATTGAAGATGCGGTTATGGAACCGTTTTTCATTGCTAAATCAACCTCAGGAGGATACACTCTATATGAAAGAGTCATTAAAGGGGAAAACAACACACACTATATTAAAACAGTATGCTACCCAGCAACGTTTAATCAAGCACTAAAATCAGCTTGTAGAGAGTTACTTAATAGTAAAAGTAAACACTACGGGTCAATAAAAGATTATATAAGTGAGTGGAGAGTAATACAAGAGAAAATATCATCTTTTACAAATATAGAGTAGGAATATAATAATATATTTCTTATATTAAAGGTAAGCGTTGGCCTATACGCTCAAAATACCTGGCAAAAATTAAATAAGTAAATTATGGCACATTGTGTAGTTAGTTTAAGTGGTGGAATGGATAGCAGCACCCTATTGTTAAGAGCTATCGAGGAGTATGATACAGTAACAGGTATCTCATTTGACTATGGTCAAAAACATAGAGTTGAACTTGAAAGAGCTCAACAATTAATTGATTACCTTGCAACTAAAGGTCACAAAGTAAATTATCGTCAAATTAAATTAGATGGATTAGTAGATCTATTAGATTCAGCATTAACTGAAGGCGGTAAAGATGTACCTGAAGGACATTATGAGCAAGATAATATGAAAGAAACAGTTGTTCCTAATAGAAATAAAATGTTTGCTTCTATTACTCAAGCAGTAGCATTATCTGTAGCAAATAAAACAGAAGGTGTTTGTGATATTGCTTTAGGTATTCATGCTGGTGACCATGCAGTTTATCCTGATTGTAGACAAGAATTTAGAGATGCAGATGATGCAGCTTTTAGAATGGGAAATTGGGATGCGGATAGAGTAGGCTACTTTACACCTTATTTAAATACTGATAAATTTGGTATTTTGCAAGATGGAGAAATACTATGCGCTAAATTAAAAATTGATTTTAATGAAGTATATAAAAGAACAAATACTTCTTATAAGCCTTATCCTTCGGGAAATAGTGATTATAAGTCTGCTTCTAGTGTTGAGAGGATTGAGGCTTTTATTGCTCTTGGCAGAAAGGATCCCGTACAGTATGAGGATGAAACTGGAGAAGTTGATTACGAGGTAGCAAGAAAACACGTTGAAAACGTTTTATCTGCATATTTATAAGCTCATGTTAAATAATTAAAATAAAAAAATGAGTACTACAAGCGATCAACAAAACGGTCAACCACATACTAATGATACCAGAAACACTTTTAATAAAAGAGTAAGCAGGTACATTATGTTAGGGAACACTAAAAAAGTACAATGGGACGGTAAAAGAAGGAACCGCTCTATCTAAAAAAACAGTTATGAAAACTAAACTTGACAGTATCTCTAGGTTAATTTTAATTGCTATAATGTTATTTTCTATAATGGCATTTACATCAGTATATAAATTAAAAAGAGGTACTGTTAAAGTTAATGTACTTAAACCTGAAAAAGTTAAAATAACAACTACTATAGATTCATCTATACTTCCTGAAATAGTTATTAAAGACCACCAATTATTCTTAAATGATTTAGGTCATCAAGAATCAGGCAATAGATACAGTGTAGTTAACAGGTACGGATATATGGGAAGATACCAGTTTGGAAAATCTACTTTAAAAACGCTAAAGATAAGAGCTAGTCGCTCTAAGTTCCTTAAAGATACACTTCTGCAGGAACAAGCTATGTTTGCTCTACTTAAACATAATAAAAAACGATTGCAAAAACTTATAAATAAGTTTGATGGTAAAGTCGTACATGGAGTACTAGTTACAGAATCAGGACTATTAGCAGCAGCACATTTAGGCGGCCAAGGAAGTGTTAAAAAGTGGTTTAGATCAGGTAGAGTAAGAAAAGACGGTAATGGAGTACGAATTACAACTTACATGAGAAAATTCGGAGGATATACTTTAAATTTATAAAATGAAAAAAGGGACAAAACACCTTATAATAATAGGACATCCAGATCAAAAGTCATTCTGTTATAACGGCATATACAGAACAATTATTAGACAGATGAATAAGTATAAATCAAACTACAAAGTTATAGATTTATATGAAGATAAATTACATAGAGATAAAGTAGATCTGATAAAAAGCTATAAGAAGTTAGTTACTTGGTCAACACATATCTACTTTGTTTCACCTGTATGGTGGTTTAGGTTGACGCCTAAATTAGAGATGTTTTTTGATGAAGTATTTACACCTGGTTTTGCATACAAGTTTGTACCGGTAGTAGGTAAGTACGCTTATCCGAAACCTTTTTTTAGTAAAAAGAAAGTAAGGACATACATTACTCATGGAGCTCCCAAATTACCGGTAATAACACTATACCTTAACTCAGTTAAATTAAGATTAGTAATGGGAGTATATACATTTGTATTTGGCTGGAATATAAACAGATGGACTAAGACAAAACAATTCTGGTCTGTACCGTTTGTATCAAAAGAGAAACGTAAAAAGTATTTGAGAATAGTTAAAGAAGATATTAGAAAAGATCTAGGACTATGAAAAAGTGTAACGTATGTAAGCAAGAAAAACCGGGATTCTTATACAAAACCGGAGAAAAACAGACTTGCAGAAAATGTGAGTTTAAGTGGTGGCACTACTACCTAAGGTTAATGGTAAGGGAACGTAAACTTACTCCTTTAGAAAGACTATCAAGTAGGGTTGGATATATGGGCGCTGGGTTTCTAGTAGCTGGACAATGGACATTGAATCCATATCTATTCATAATAGGGTTCTTATGTGTAATGATTCAGACAACAGTCCGTAGACAGTGGAATTTAGTAATACTACAGTTAAACGGATTAGTAGCATGGGTAATACATTTAATATACTCTATAAATTAGTTGCATATTAGAATAAAAAACACTATATTATTATAATATAGGTACAGTGTCACAGCACCACTTTAAAAACACGAATATGAATAAATTAGGAAAAAAGGTTATGAATGAACTCTACAATAGAGAAGAAAGAGAGAACTTCGAAGGAATCAAGATCAATGATCATAAGATTCCAGATCCAAAATTACATCAACAAATTAGCTTCGCCAAATCAGGTATCCGTATTTTAGGTTATGCTGCATTATGTTATAGTTTAGATATAGCAGTAGGTTTACTCATATTGAGTGAAGGAATAGGAATTATAGAAGAATTAGTTTAAATTAAAGTTATGGGAAAATTTCAATCAACAAAAGTATTTGACGGATACTCTACTGTATTTCGTCAATGGAAAGCAACAACAACACATTGCTCTAAACTACACGGATACGGAGTATCTTTTAAGATATGGTTTGAAGGGGAGTTAGATGAGAGAAATTGGGTCTGGGATTTCGGAGGAATGAAAAGAGCTAAAGGAACTATAGAAAAGATGACTCCTAAAGCATGGATGGATTATATGTTTGACCATACCTTTTTAGTAGCTGAAGACGATCCATTTAAGGAATCTTTTATGCAAATGGATTTAGCTAAAGTAGCTCAAGTACGAGTTATTCCAGCTACCGGAGCAGAGAGCTTTGCTAAATTTATTTACGATAGTATAAATCCATTTATCGAAGCAGAAACTGACGGAAGAGTTAAGATAACAAAAGTAGAATTTAGAGAACACGCTAAAAACAGTGCAATTTATGTCGCATAAACAATTAAAAAGAATAGAAGACTACGATAAAAATTTACCTATCGTAGAAATATATACAGCAGTACAGTCAGAAGGATCAAGAGCTGGTTATCCAACAGTAGTGATTAGAACTACAGGATGTACACATAGATGTTACTTTGGAGAAGGAGGATGGTGTGATAGCTGGTATACAAGTATACATCCAGAAAAAGGACACTTTAATTTTAAAGACATTATTAAAGCATATGAAGATAATCCTCATATAAAAGAAATGATGCTAACCGGTGGATCACCAACAATGCATCCTGCTCTAGTAAACGAATTAACACACTTTGCACATGAAAACAATATATTCATTACTATTGAAACTGAGGGATCTCATTTTCTACCTACCGATTATCCTATTAATTTGCTTAGCATTAGTCCTAAGTTTAGTAATAGTGTCCCCGTTGTTGGTGTTGAAACTCCTCAAGGATCCATTACCGACGAAAGAATGGTAAAAAGACATAATAAGTTTAGACTTAATTATGATGCTATATCTAAATCAATATCATACCATTCAGATTACCATATTAAGCCAGTATGGGACGGTAAGGATAAAGGTTCATTAGAAGAAATTCTTAATTTTATTAAGATTATGGATGTACCTCAAGAGAAAGTATGGTTTATGCCAGCTGGAGATTCTAGAGAAGGGTTATTTAAATCCTACCCATTAGTATTCGATTGGGTAAGAGATAACGGTTACAGAATGACTTGGAGACCGCACATTATTGCATTCGAAGATCAACGTGAAGTATAGTGAATCAAGAAGAAGCATTAGAAATATTAGAAACAATAGCAGAAAACATTAATACATGTTGCGCAATTACTATGGAACCAGATGATGTTTTGGTTTTATGTGATAAATTAAAAAAATACTTAGAGAATGGTTAATTTAAAAGAATTAATAGAATCAGCAGGTCCAGGTAGACTAGATCATACGGTTACTATAGAAGGAAGCCCAGTTTGGGATTATAAAATGGGGGACGTACACACTGTATTCCTTATATCAGAAGACCCTTGGGATGGGGTAGAAGAAGAGTACGTAACTTTAAGAGAGTTGAGAAAGTATATAATTGAAAGCTTTATACCTTTCGATTCAGTAAAGTTTAAAACAGAAGCAGATCAAGAAACAATAAAAAGTTATAAATGGGAAGAAGAACAATTAGTATTGTCGCATTACTAATAATAGTACCTTTTATCGGGGTTAGTCAAGTAATAGAAGTTGAAACAAAGATTTATAAAGTACTATATGATCAAGATTTAAAACAACCTCTTGAAGTTAGTTATACAGTACAGTGCCCTAAAGGGGATGCTGATAGAGCAGGTATGGACTTTAGAACAGTTCCTAATATAGTAACATCTACAGCAGAAGACTATTCAAACAACATATGGGACAAAGGTCATCTAGCACCTGCAGCAGCATTTAGCTGTACTAAGGAGATGTTAAGAGAAACATTTATGTATTTCAATTGTGTTCTTCAACATGAAAGCTTGAATAGAGGGGTATGGAATAGATTAGAACAGTTCGAAAGAAGTTTAGCTAATTTCTATCAAGTTGAAGTAACAATAGAAGTATTGTTTGACGATAAAGTAAGAAGGGTGCCAACAGGAGCAGCAATACCTAAAGAATTTATCAAGACAATAAAATTCGGTGATAAGAACTTAAAATTTAGATTCCCTAACACCAACACATCAGGAACAAATTGGATTGATTACTTAATAGAATAGAAATGACAGAGAAAGAATTTATTGACTGGATAAGAGGATATGTGGACGGAGTACATACGTATTCAGTATCACCAAAGCAGTGGCAGTTCTTAAAAGATAAAGTTAAGAGCATTTCCGGAACAACAACTAGGTACACTATTGATAGTGAAAAATGGACAACTAACGTATCATAATTATGGAAACAAAGAAAATCTTTATAACCTGGGATGAGGTTAACGAACTATTAGATAAAGTATACGATAAATGTAAAGGAAAGGTAAGCTTAGTTACAGGTGTACCTAGAGGAGGTACGATATTAGCAATAATGTTTTCACATAGGTTTGACATACAGTACATGCCCTATATGAGTAACCACTACCCTAATATGCTTATAATAGATGATATAGCAGATACAGGAAAAACATTTAAGGAATTAGAAAAAGACTTGGATACTCCTAAGTATGCAGCACTACATTATAAAAATACTTCGGTATTCAAACCCGACTACTATGCAGAGGAAATAGACGATGATTTTGGATGGATAGTGTACCCTTGGGAGAAAAAAGATTCAAATACTATTCAAAATTATTTGGAGAATTAAAATAAATTACTTATATTATTATTATATTAATGAGTCGTAGAACCTCAAAAAAACAATTAAAATTTATGCCTAAAAAGTTTATAGACGGAACAGAATTAGTAAAAGCAGGATATGCAAATGGTATATCAAGTCAATTAGCTGCAAAGCAAGAATTAGAAGGACCTGAAGCTAGGTTAACTGAACATGAAAAGAAAGTAATTATAGAAAGAGCAGCAAAAGCTTATGCAGATTTTTTAACCGCTCTAGGCTGTGACTATAAAGAAGATCCTAACTCATCAGATACTCCATTTAGAGTAGCTAAAGCTTACGTAAACGACCTATGGGCAGGAAGGTATAATCCTTTAGACAGAATTACAGCATTCCCATCAGATGGATACGATGGTATTGTACAGGAAAGTAATATACCTGTAACCTCTATGTGTTCACACCACCATCAAGCCATTAGCGGTACAGTCAGTATTGCCTATATAGCCTCAGAAGACGGTAAAGTAGTAGGGTTATCTAAGTTAAATAGAATAGTAGAGCAATTCGGTAGAAGAGGAGCTATACAGGAACAGTTAACTGTAGCTATTCATAATGCTGTAGATAAGATATGTGAAGGAAATCTAGGAGTAGCAGTACAGATTAATGCAACTCATGCTTGTGTATCATGTAGAGGAGTTAAACATAGAGGAGCATCTATGCAAACAGCGAAATTAACAGGAGCATTTCTTAACGAAGACTCAGCAAAAGCAGAGTTCTATAAAAATATAGAATTAGCAAGTATTTGTAAACATTAATAAATAAATTAAATTATGACAAACTATTGGCAAGTTACTACTCAATTCGAAAGAGAAAACGATAGAGGAAGAGTACAGAAAGTAAAAGAAATATACCTAGTAGATGCAATGACAGGAACAGAAGCAGAAGCTAAAACATATAAGATGCTAGAAGAGTTAAGTGAAACGAACTTTAAGATTATTAGCCTTGCAGAATCAAGAATTATAAAAGTATACTAAAATGAAAGGAAAGCAATTAACATTATTCCCTATATTAGATGCTATGTCTGAAAAAGACTATGTACCTTTTGTTAGCGAAGTAGAAACATTTAATACTACTTTTGGAAAACCGAACAACTATGGACCAACAATCCCAGAAAAAAAAGAATGGCAATTCGTTTACGACTTTATACTCGAAGAATTGGAGGAATATAGACAAGCTTGCGAAAACGGAGACATCGTGGAAGTTTTGGATGCTTTGTGCGATATTACTTATGTGTCCCTTGGGAACGGTGTTATGCTACACGGCCTTAAGGATCAGATATGGCCAGCGTATCAAGAGGTACAAGACAGTAATATGTCAAAATCTTGCACTACTGAGGAAGAAGCCTTACAGACTGTCACCTTACGAGCTAAAGAACAGGGTGAGCCGTGTCATTATGAAAAGGTTAATAGTAGATACGTCGTTTATAGATCTAGGGACAAAAAAGTAATGAAGTCTATCAACTACTTTAGACCGAACCTAAAAAAGTTGTTTAATGCCAATTAAGTTAGAGGATCATATAATATATGTAGATAGCCATAAAATGGATATGGTTCCTCTATCTATAGCAATTAAAGCAGTTAAAGAAGCAAGTACTCCAGAAGTAGAAAAGTATGCAGAGGAGTTTGAAAAAGCAATGGCAGAATTACGTAACTCAATAAACGATATAAAATTAGATGATTAAAATAGCTCATGAAAGTCCTAAAAGTATTTTTAACGATGTACAGAAGTACACAGACTATGATTACGCATTAGTACATTTATTAGAAGAAGATGAAGAGTACTTAGACCAGTTTAAAGAAGCAGTTAAAAAAGGTAGAGAAGTTATATTAGATAACTCTATTTTTGAATTAGAAGAAGCATTTGATGCTGATAAGTTTGCAAACTGGATTAATGAGTTAAGGCCAACTTGGTACATAGTACCTGATGCATTAGAAGATACTAAGAAAACTATGAGTCAGATGGCTAGCTGGAATATGCACTATTCAAAATCAGTGTACGGTAAAAAGATAGGTGTAGTACAGGGTAAGACATACAAGCAGATAGTAGCATGTTACGAATATATGGATAAAATTGCCGATGTAGATATGATCGCAATATCTTTTGATTATTCGTATTATACCGATTCTATACCTCATCCTAACAAGTACGTTAGTTGGATGCTAGGACGTATTAAGCTACTAGGAGATTTAGTAAGAGACGGTATTATAAATGAAAATAAACCT